GTAGGCCAACTTGGGTTATTGGAGAAAACGTTAGTGGACACATTAAACTCGGTCTCGACGCCGTTATCGAGGACCTGGAAAGTGAAAATTACTCAGTCAGAACATTTAGTGTTTCAGCTTCTAGCATCGGCGCACCGCACCAAAGGGAAAGAGTCTGGATTGTGGCGCACACCCGACGCGGCAGCTGGGGGGAGCAATTTACCAGGAATACAGAAAGCACTAGACGAGGGACATTTGAAACGACCGAGCGGTCAACAAATACAGATACGTCTTCAGGACCAAGTGAAGGAGCCAAGACTATGGCCAACACCTCGAGCATCAAAAGCCATGTCGGAGAAAACATCCAACATACAAGCACGAGGAACGGACAGGGGCAAACTGGAAGAGAGAGTAGCTCTGAAGAGCCAAACCGAAACTGGTGGAACATTGAACCCGACGTGGGTAGAGTGGCTGATGGGGTACCCGACAGGACACACAGACTTAAAGCTTTAGGAAATGCTGTCGTCCCGCAGATCCCTTATTACATAGCTAAAAGTATATTGGAGGTTATGGATGCATAGGCATATTGTTATAGGTCCTCCTGGTACAGGCAAAACAACTTTTTTAAAAAATAAAGTTAATGAACTGGTGAAGAATAATATTTGTTCACCGCATGAGATTGGTTACTTTAGTTTTACGGTAAAAGCTGCTGAAGAAATTAGAGACCGCGTTGCACAGGGAAGTGAGATGAGTAAGGATGAACTTAAAAAAGAATATCCCTACTTTTGTACGTTGCACTCGTTAGCGTATAAACAGCTACAGTTACGACAAGGACAGATCATGGACGAACAAGACTATGCTGACTTATCACGGATCACGGGACATGAATATGTTAATAAAATGCGTAAAGGTAATGGTGTTGATATATCTATGCCAACAGCAAAAAGTGAATACCAGGATCTTATTAATTTAGCATACGCAAAGTTTCCTAATGAAGAAGATAGATTAGCTAAAATATTTCGTGAAACAACGTTGAACAACTACGGCGCACGGAACATGATTGAACAAATGGATTTAGATTTATGTAAGTTTAAAAAAGACAGAGATAAGTATGAGTACGTGGATTATTTTACACAGTTTTTAAAAAGAAAAAATCCTCCTAAATTAAAATATTTATTTGTTGATGAAGCACAAGATTTATCCGTACATCAATGGAGAGTAGTAGATATGATTCAAGAGATTGCTAAACCAATTGAAACTTATGTAGCTGGTGATGATGACCAAGCAATTTTTCGTTGGGCAGGTGCAGACATAGAACACTTTATAGCCATGGCTAAAAATGATGCCAACAGTATCATTCCTTTAACTCAGTCTTATCGTATTCCTATTAGTGTGCACACTCTTGCCACAAAATTAGCACAGTCTATTTCAATTAGAATTGATAAAGAATACAAACCGAGAGATGAAGAAGGAGTAAGAAAAGTCTTAAATATCAGACCTTTAAACAAAGGAATTCAAGAAGGGGAGTGGTTAATTTTATGCCGTACCCATGAGATTGTTAAGCAAGTTTCTGAAGCTTTAGAAATGTATGGGTGGTTATATAAACGTTACGGACAATCCGTTATTAATTTTAAATATATTGAAGCTATTAGAGCGTGGACCAGTTTACAAAATGGTAAAAAGATTTCAGGAGATTATTGTCATACACTTTATGAATATATGGATAGCACCAGGATTAAAAGAAATTATGGTACGTTTAAAGGACAACCTGACGGTATGTATAATTTAGATATGCTTATCGAAAAATATGGGTTAAGAGAGACTATAAACTTATCAAGTACGAAAGAAGCAAGTGTTAAAGAAATAGCATGGTACGACATGATTAATGCAAAAGGTTTTAAAAATAGAATTAATTATTTACGTTCTATTATGAGAAATGGACACAGACTAGATCAAACACCGCGCATAGAAGTTTCAACAATACATGCAAGTAAAGGTGGAGAGAGACAAAAAGTTATGTTGATTACTGATTTATCTTTTGGTCCTTATAAATCTTCTACAGAAAACCAAAGAGGACGTGATGACGAAGCTAGAGTTTTTTATGTAGGAGCTACAAGAGCTAAAGAAGAATTACATATTGTTCATCGAACAGAAGGACAATTTGAATATGAACCAATATTTTTTCATGAAAGGAGTTGTGCATGATTTGCAAAGATATTTTAAAAGAAGCTGAAGAACTTGTTACTGGTGACAGGCAAGAAGACTACGGAGATAAACTAACGAACCATGAAAACATTGCTAATTTTTGGAGTGCGTATCTAGATACAAATATAACACCTCATGACGTAGCAATATGCATGGCATTAGTTAAAATAGCACGATTAAGACATGCTCATAAGAGAGATAGTTATGTTGATTTAGCTGCTTACGCAGCAATAGCAGGAGAAATAGATGAAAGAACAACCTAATTGGTTTCCTAAAGTACACCGCATGCCCAGTGAATGGGTTATGCCTGATACATTTCCTGATCTATCTAGCTATGATGAAATAGCTATTGATTTAGAGACTAGAGATCCTGGTATTAAAAATACAGGACCAGGTTATATACGTAGACACGGCGAAGTAGTAGGGATTGCTGTAGCAGTTGACGGTTGGTGCGGTTATTACCCCATCGCCCACGAAACACCGCCCAATATGGATAAAGAATTAGTTACCAGATGGCTTAGAAAACAATGCTCTTATGAGAATATAAACTATATTTTTCATAATGCTTTCTACGATATTGGTTGGTTAACAACAATGGATATTGACATCAAAGGCAAAATAATAGACACTCTAGTTGCTGCTCCTTTGGTAGACGAGAATCGGTTTCGATTTGACCTAAACTCACTAGGAAGGGATTATCTAAAAGAGTCAAAATCGGAAACCCAACTCTACGAAGCAGCTAAAATGTGGGGCCTTGATCCTAAAGGAGAAATGTGGAAGCTTCCCGCCTCACACGTAGGAGAATATGCGGAACAAGACGCAGCACTTACGCTACGTCTATGGCATCATTTACAGCGAGAAATAGCATCACAGAATCTCGTTAACATTTTTCAATTAGAGACAGATTTATTTCCTGTTTTATTTAAAATGAAACAAAAAGGTGTTCGTGTCGATTTAGACAAAGCAGAGAGGATTAAAAATGATTTACAATCTAAAGAAAATAAAATTTTACGCTCAATTAAAAAGCTCACAAATTGCGATGTGGAAGTCTGGGCTGCAGCTTCGGTGGCGAAAGCATTTGAATCACTCAAAATTTCTTATGATCGTACACCAACAGGTCAACCAAAATTTGATAAAAACTTTTTGGCAAGTCATGATAGTCCTTTGGCACAGATGGTGGTGGAAGCCAGAGAGATCAATAAGGCGCGAACCACATTTATTGAAAGTATCACCAAACATTCGCACAGAGGCAGGATTCATGCTGAGATACACCAAATGCGATCCGACCAAGGAGGAACGGTAACAGGTAGATTTAGTTACTCGAATCCTAATTTACAGCAAATACCAGCAAGGCACGGGATCCTCGGACCCCTGATCAGATCTATATTTATTCCTGAAAAGGATTGTGAGTGGGGTATATTTGATTACTCGCAACAAGAACCACGGCTCGTGGTCCACTACGCTAGTATGAGACAATATTCAGGTGCCGGACAATTTGTAGATGCTTATCAAAATGATGATGAAACAGATTTTCATCAATTAGTTGCTGATATGGCTGACATACCACGTAAACAAGCTAAGACAATTAATTTAGGTTTATTCTACGGAATGGGTAAAGGTAAGTTAATGTCTCAACTTGGTGTAAGTTTAGAAGACGCAACCGAACTGTTAAATGCCTATCATGAGCGTGTACCTTTTGTTAAACAATTAATGAATGACACTATGAATAAAGCATCTAAGAAAGGTTTTTTATTTACTTTAGAAGGCAGAAGATGTCGTTTTGATCTATGGGAACCAACAAATGAGTGGGGCTCTAAAGCTTTACCATTGGCTGAAGCTCAAAGAGAATATGGCGAAAGTATGATTAAACGTGCCTGGACCTACAAATCTTTAAATAGATTAATTCAAGGCTCAGCTGCTGATCAAACCAAGAAAGCTATGTTAGAATTATCTAAAGAAGGATACCTTGCTCACATACAAGTACACGATGAACTTGATTTTTCTGTTGCTAATGAAAAAGATAAAGCTAGAATCAAAGAGATCATGGAAACATGTGTGGAATTACAGGTCCCTAGTAAAGTTGACGTAGAGTGCGGAAAGAATTGGGGTGATGCAGGTGATTAATGAAGTCTTTATGCTTAACATTATTTTTATTTTGTCAAACGACATTTAATAATTTTGATTTTACTTATTCAACGAAAGAAGAATTTGTAAATGGAATTGTTGATTGTACAGTACTAGCTAATACTTTTGTTCCACCAACGGAACGTGTTATTATTTTAATTAGTGCAGCTCAAGCTGTACTTGAATCTGATTGGGGACAATCCAGGTTTGCTCGTGAAGGTAATAATTTCTACGGTGTCATTGAAACAGATCCAACATCAAAACATTTAAAACCATTAAACAATCCGAGTAGAATGATTCGAGTGTATGATAAAAAATGTTCATCAATTGCTGATTATATTAGCATTTTAAATACGCATCCTAATTTTAAAGAATACCAAAATATTTTATTAAATCAGTATATTTCAGGAAACATGGACCCAATGGCTGTGGTTAAAACTTTACATTCCTATGCTATTGATCCAAATTACGTTGAAAAACTGGTAAAAACTATGGGTATGTTATTAAAAAAATATCCCACTCTTTTTCATTTGACAGTTAATACATAATCTTATATAGTCCCATTAAATGAGGATGGTGCAACATTCTCCGAGTATGGCTGAACAACTGTCACAAAGTAGTAAGGCACACTTGATGATCGATATGAGGCGAATGCCTTGAAGTGTCAAAGGGTGGTACTGAAGTACTTGTTAACATTTAGGAAATGTTGATTTGTCGGGAAAAGGTTGGGGGTAGTCAAAGAACCCCCCTACTCACACTTAATAAAGGAGAAAGTATGATTTTAAAAAAAGACTATGAAGCCGTTTTTAAAGAAGGGTTTCGTTTAGGTGTACGTTTAACGAGAGCGAAAGCTTATATAGAAAATGCGCGTAGCGCTAAGATTCTTGGTGATGAGACCATGGAAAATTTATATAAAGGCTTTGCTAAAGATTGGAGTGAACTGTCCCGCAATGCAGGAAGAAAGTTTACACCAACCACGGCTCACGAACCAGACCAACCTGCTTTCGATTTTGGTGATATTGAGATGCAGTTACATTTAAGCACATCACCATTTAAGGAAACAGGA